CCTTTTTGGTTAAGTGTTCATTTGTTCAATACCGCATTTATAACTCCCCTAGCTTCGCTTTGTTAATCTAACGCGTTTGGCGGGCCGTGGCCTGCCGGTTGCCTAAAGCGTAGGTGACGCCGGATAAGGGTGATACGTCATACGGTCAGTTATTTGCAAGTTACGGTGAGTTTATAGAGGCCCCGCCCGGTGTTGGGCGGGGCTTTCTTTTGCGCAGATAGTGACAATTATTGCCGTTTCGTCATCAGCATACTTGTACCTGAATAAGAGGGTAACTGATTGATAAACACCAATATAAATTCTTCATTTGCTCCCCGCATGCTAGCTTGAGATTACGTTTTGGACATAAAAAAGCCCCGCCGGGTTGAGGGGCGGGGCTTTTTACTACAAAATTACTTGCCGTATAAGAGTCGAGAAAAATCTTCTTCAATCTCTGTTCTGTAAGGATGGTCAGCAAAATAATACACGCAGGCGTAAACTCGTTGGCTTGGATTGCTATAGCGCTTGCGACAAACCCCCAACGGCAATAAGTATTTCGTATACCATTTGCCAAAAGTTATGTGTCGGTTTCTTTCGTATTCGTTTGATGTATCGCAGGAGAAGTAAACAACTACAAATTGATTTGACTTAAACAGCCTAACCAATTCCCCCATAACTGTTGGTTCGACCCTAGGATCAAATTCCCCTCTGTAGCGTTCAGTATACTTGTATCCGCTTTGTGGGACTAAGCTCACCGTCACGCACGTATCGCGATATTGGGGATTATTCGACTCGCCCTCATTCTGTGTGAAAGCTAAAAGATACCTGACTTGCAAATCAGATGTAAAATAGCCCTCTGCGCCATTATTTACATAATGAACCGGGTAAGGCGAAGGGGTTAACGAACTTGATTCCTTCGGGTCGTTTGCTTTCATCTCTGGTGATGAGATATTCTACAAGCCTTTCTTTGTCCTCCACCATCTTCTTAAAGGTGAGCCTAGGACGTTGTGCTATCTTACTCATAACTCAGTCCGGTAGAGTTGTGATTTTTACTTTAAACTTGCTCAGGAAATTCCATAAACCAAACACCAATAATGTGCATTGGCTCATCGATATTGCCAAATCCATGCCCTTTTACTCGGCAAAGATTCCATAATCCAAACACTGATTATATTACAATAGTACATACATTTTGTGTTGATTGTTCAAATGCTTTCAAATGTTTCCAAGTGCTTCTGCATGACATATAACAAACACACTTTCCTTAACACCATCTACCCTATCCCTTCCCCGGCTGCACGAATACATGTATGTACAATATTTTCAATAGTACATAGTTGGATGGTAGGTTGTCGATGGGTAGCCGGTTACTCAATGAACAGGTGACGTACATGAAATAGGTGCGTCAAACTTTCACTTTATTAGTATATTTACAATATAAACAATTGTGCAATGGCAGACCTAGCGAAACAGGCGGGTGAACTTATCCGAACCGTAAGAAAGCAAAAGGATATGACACAGAAGGAATTAGGCGACCTGTTAGGCATAGGCGAGTCAAGGGTAAGTCGCTACGAAAGCGGCAACCAAAACCCCACCCTGTCTACTCTGCAAAAAATACTCGACACGTTAGGAGTCGAAATAGAACTTACATTAAAGTAGCATATTTTTTTACCTTGTCACTTGCATTATAATAGCAAGTTTTGTACCTTTCGTTTATCAATGAGGGACATTGATACGGCATAGAAAACCCCCGCGCTGACAGTTTGGCGACTACATAGCGACGGGGGCGAGTGTCACATAAAACCTTACATCCTATGTGTACCCAACAAAAGTACGAGGGTAGGGGCAACAACGCCCTAAATTCTTCGCTAGCGGTCAATTCTGACCTACAAACGGCTAGCCTCGACCCGCTAACAGCCGCTCAACGGGAATTGGCCGAACATCAAAAGAATGCCGATGAGGGCCATCTAGAGTTATTTCGGACTGTAGAATTTTTCTGCGGATTTCGCGCCGAAAGCAATCCGGTAGCGGCAATCAACGATATACTACAGGAGTGGTTAGCCCTGCCTACCACAAACCTACCCGGCAGCGAATACCACCGCCATCGGCTTCATGCCCTCCTAGAGACGGTCAATTTCATAACGGCCTGTCAGGTTCACCTTAAAACAATCAGCTACTACGAGGGTGAAGCCGAGTTGTCAATACTTAGAATAGCCAGGGCAGGAAATAGTGCGAACGTCCCAACTCCTGTTGTGCCCCCCGTTGCTCCGCATAACGCGATCAACCTGCCGGTGTGCGTCACCCCTCCCGCCCTTGACCAACGGTCAGAACTAACCCTGCTACGGGACGCCCTGCAATTCTACGGCGAACACCTACGCCAGCAAAGTGAACAACAGCAAAGGCCGGAACTACTGGTTGATGCAGCTAGTACTGACGACATTTTAGAAAACCTGACCGCCGAAGCGTTTTCGACCCTCGGTGACCAGAACAAGGGGGAGGTGTGCCGTGGTGAATAGTCTCATCCAAATCACCACTAATGAACAAGGTTCGTCGGTGGTATCAGCCCGCGAACTCTACACGTTCCTCGGCTTCGATGCCTCGCAGTGGTCGCGCTGGTCGAAAAAGAATATTGTCAGCAATCCGTTCGCGGAGGACGGGCGCGACTATACGCCCCTCGACATGATGTCGAGCAACTCGACCGACTACGCACTGACGCTGGATTTCGCTAAACGGGTGGCGATGTTGGCCCGCACCGAAAAAGGCGAACAGATACGTCAGTACTTTATTGAGTGCGAACGGAAACTAACCACGCCCCCGGCTTTAGCCCCAGCTCCGGTTAGTACCGAGCAACTGTTAATCCAACTGGTCGCCGGGCAACAGGTGATACTTGAGCAGTTGCGGGCCGATGTGGAGTCAATTAAACAGGCCGGGCAGCACACCTCCCCTGCCCGTTCGGCCCTGCGCAGAACCCCCACCCTGCCGGGCCTCACATTGCCCCCGCCTAATTACAAGACGTTACGACACCAGATAAACCGGTCGGTCAATCTGTATGCCGAACAATGGCAGGTGAGTAACAGCGAAACCTACGCCTATCTGTATGAGCGGCTATACTCCCGGTTCGGCATTAACCCGTACAAACTCAAGCAAGGCCGCGAAAACATATTGGACGCATTGGAACGGCACGGGCATTTAGATCGGCTCTACTCACTTATTCGGGCCGAATTAGCTTATACGGAAGAATGAGTCAGACACAACCCACCATCAACAAGGCTCCCGCCCGGAAACGGAGCCTTGTTGACCAACTTCGTAGGACAGAAGTCTATGAATTATGGAAGCGGGCGGTTTTTATTCGCGACCGCTTCACCTGCCAACAATGCGGACGACGGAACGGCAAAAAACCGATCATTGAGGCTCATCACCTGATCGAGTTTTCTGATCTGGTCAAGAAAAGTGGAGCGCAGACGATTGAAGAGGGAATAAACAACCCTTCCTTATGGGAGGTGAGCAACGGGCAGACATTGTGCCACGACTGCCATAAAGAAACAGACTCATATCCAAAGGGGCTATCCTGTGGAAAAGAAGCCAAACGCAGTATGGATTGGCGATATAAACCCAACAAACAGAAAGACGAACAACACAATGGCGATCCCCTTAATTGATTGTAAGTTTCCCGGCATTTACCGATTTACCAATTTGATAAATGGCAAAATCTATGTTGGACAGGCGCAGAATATTCACGAACGATATAAAGAGCATTCACGCTTAAAGGTGAATTATTTATTCGGCAAGGCGCTAAAAAAATACACTATGTTGGGCTTTTCCTTTGAAGTGCTTGAGCGAGTAGCCGACCTAGTAGACTTAGACAAGCGCGAACAATATTGGCTTGACACACTCAAGCCATTTGGAAGAAACGGCTATAACGTTGCCCCCTTTGCATCGTCATGTAGGGGGGCAAAGCGAACACCTGAACAGGTTGAGGCAATGAGACTAAGGCTCATTGGCAGAAAATTGTCTCCAGAACACCGGGCGAAAGTCGGCAGACCAATAGACCCCGAACGACGAAAGTTTATAAGCCGCATTCACACAGGCAGATGGGTTAGGGCAATAATAAGATTTGATTTGGATACTGGTGAAATAATTGATAGGTGGGATTCGGCGCATCAGGCGTCTGACAAATTAGGGGTTTCCGTCTCTGGTATCGGAAATGCTTGCAGGGGGTATTCCTCATATAAGAAGAATGGTAAGTACGTAGAGAAAAAGTCACATGCGGGTTACGGTTGGCGATATGAGAGCGAGAAGGATGCTAGAAATACACCGCTAAAGATCACTAGTCTTGAATCACCAAAGTCATTGATTAAGCAAATTAAACAAATCAATAAAGAGACAGGGGCATTAATCAAAGTATGGGATAGCGCAAAGGAAGCGCAACTAGAAATAGGCATATCCGCCAAATGCATTAAAGATGCGTGCAGGGGATATAAGAAATGCTCGGCTAATGGTAAAATTTACGCGGTGCAAAGTTACGCTGGCTTTGTTTGGAAATACGTTGATGAATTCAAAGGAAACCTCGATCAATCAAACATAGTTAAAGGTGGGGACGACAATCGCGTTCACCAGATAGATATTATAACGGGCAATACGGTAAATATTTGGGATAGTGCTGCACATGCAAGCAAGGAACTAGGTTTGTATTTTGGCTCAATCCAGGCAGCCTGTAGAGGTCGGTACTGGTGCAATAAAACCAAAAAGTACAATGCCAAAACTTCGCATGGCGGTTTTGTCTGGAAGTATGCCATAAATGTTTAAAAAAAACGGCGCAACGGAAAAACCCCTCCTATTGCGCCGTTTCTCTTTCCCTTTCCAACAAAAATTATCAACCACCCTTTGATCGTAGAGGGTCTCTATTGAGTTGGCGAATACCATCGTCAATTGATTGTAGTGATCGATCAATAGTCGAAAGAGTTCGGGTGTTTACTTCGATTTTATTCAGGGCCACCAGTTGACTATTCATTGTTTGCGTTGCCTGTGCTTGACTAATTCGTATAGCCGAAATCTGTCCAGCCAAAACGCCCGCCGTTTCTTCGCTGACTCCCTTGACGGCCCCGCTCAAAGATGTGTTTGCCTTTGTAACCCCTCCCCCGTTGGTAGGCTGCAACACATCAAATCCGCTAGCCTTAGCCGCCTGTTGGAATGAAGCTAGCCACTGGTTATACAATTCTGTCGCTTCCTTTGAGTTCTCGGTGAAACGTTGAAAGTCGTCAATGACCGCCCCGTCGCCACCGGGCCCCAACGAATTGCTCAAGTCTTCTTCTAATTTATCAAAAAGTTTACCGAAGGCTTTCTGAAAAAGAATTTTGGCGACTAAATCATCGAGTACCTTTTCAACGGCACTTTTGAATGCCTCCGCTGCCGATTCGCCATTTTTAAAGGCATTAGTTAGCGAATCAGACAACGCGTTACCTAGATTCCCGGCAAGTTCAGAGACAATCCCTTTAATGGCTTCCTTTGCCTCGTCCATTTGTTTCTGCCAGTCAAGCGTCGTTTGAATCAGCCCCTTTGTGGCATCATCAACGAGGCCCTGCTGAATCAATGACTGCGCTAGGGCTGTATTAATTTCTTCAACCCCATCAGCCCCTTTCTGAATTAGGTCGGGATATTGTTCGAGCAACCCCTTAAACTCATCAGCTTTCTTCTTTGCCCCGCCAAACAGCGAAATCAGCCCGCCCACGATAGCTCCGCCCACCGCCCCGACAGCGGTACCCAGACCGGGAATGATCGAGCCGATAGCCGCGCCCGTAGCCGCAGCGCCCCCAATGGTTTTCAGGGCTGTGGCACCGTCGATTTCGCTTTTCAGGCCCGACTTAGCCCGGCCTTCGCTGAGTTTCTTCAGCGACTCTTCGTATTTAGCCCGGGCGTTGTCGTATTTGGCAAATCCGTCGTTCAACTCACCCATGAAATCGCGCACGAACACGTTCGATTGCGATTTAGCCCGCAGGCCGATCTGTTCATTGAGCAGCAGGTTGTACTGCTGTTGCTGAGCGATCAGCGAATTATAGTAGTCGGTTTCGGCCTGTTTGCGCTGGGCCGCTGCACTAGCAACCGCAGACAGTACGGTGATGATGCCCTGAATACCGGCCTGATAGAGTTCGGTCGTCGAGAGCCCTTCTTTGAATACCCCACTCAGCTGCTGAGCCGCCCCGGCGAACGCCGTCAGGTTGGAGCCCGTTCGGGCCGCATCGCCCCCCAGTTCGCTCAGCGCCTGCCCAAACTCACCCACCAGCTGGGCGTACTGATTGAATTCGCCGATCTGGTTGCTGCTGTACTGTTTGGTCAGCTGGTTGAGCTTCTGCTGTTCCTGTTTGAAGACCTCACTATTCGCCCCCCCGATCTGCCGGGCCGCTTCCACGACCTGCCGCTGGTTAGCGATCTGAATGGCCAGCCCCTTCTGCCCCTCTTCCAGAATCACTTTCGTGGTCTGTTTATAGGCGTCGGACTCCTCCAGCTTACGCCGTTGCAGAGCCTGCAACTCCTCGGCTTCGGCGGTATTGATCTGCGCCATTGCCGCTTTGTACTCAGCCGTGCGCTGCCCATTGTAGCGACGCTCGACGGCCGTGCGTTTATCGGCGAAGGATCGTTGAATAGCCAGCTGCTGTTCACTCGAACTGGCGAACGATTGCAGGAACTGGGTCAGTTGCCCCTGTAGTTCGCGCTGGGTAGCGGTCAGCTCCTCGGCCAGTTGCTGGCGTTTATCGATACCCGTTTTCGATTCATCGTTCGGATTCAGCGCGGCCTGTTTCTGCTGCAACACGGTCAGGTAATCCGTCAGACTGCTGGCTTCGTCTTTCGCTTTGGTCAGGCTTTCGCGGAACGCATCGATGGCCGACTTCTGCCCGGTCGCGTCGCTGCGCTCGGTGAGCAGGTTGCCCAGGTTGGCCGATTCCTTATCGGTCAGTAGGCCACTCTGCCGTTTTTCTTCCAGCAGCCGAATCTGATCGTTGAGGTAATCGACGTACGTCTGCCCCGACTGTCGCAGTTCGCTGAACTGGGCATCAGCCGCCGTCTGGCCATAGGTGTCAATGTACTTCTGGAACAGTTCGTAGCGGGTCCGTTTCTCGGCCAACTCATCTTCGAACGATTTGACGGCCGTGCGCTTTCGAATTTCTTCGGCCTTCGCATCGGCTTCGTTACGCACCTGTACCTGTTTGGCCAGTTTGGCCGTGTCACTGCCGGGCGTTTTATCGATAACCTCCTGCGCTTTCTTTGAGATATTCTCCCAGTACGACAGACTACCGAACGGCCCGATCTTGTCGGCATCTTTGATGGCCTTTTTCTCGGCCGCTGTCATTTCCCCGGTCAGGCGGTTGCGCTGTTTGACCAGATTATCGATCTGCGTTTTGAAGCCCTGGAACTGCGCCGGACTGCTGGCCTGTTCCTGCTGCTCTTTGAGCTTTTTGATCTGCTCATCGTAGTAGGCCACCGTCTTGACGACCGCCTTCTGCCCGCCCGCATCCGCAGCGGTCAGTTTGTCGCGCTGGGTGGTCAGGTCTTTCAGCTTGTCCTCAACGTCTTTGTAGGCCGGTGAGAGTTTATCTTTCAGCGTGGATCGTACCAGTTCGAGCCGTGATATCTCCGCGTTGATGCCGTCTTTGGTGCCACCCGAATAGATTTTCGAGACACTGGCTTCAATATCACCGACCGCCTTGGCCGTTTTCTGTTTGGCTTCTACGGCTGCATCCAGATTGCGCTGAGCCGCGTCCAGATCGAGTTTGGCACCCAGCCCACCGCCCCGGGCATCCGGCCCCGACAACACCGATGAGGCCCCCGCATTTTTGGCAACCTGTGCTTTCCGCAGTAGTTCATCCTGCGCGTTCTTCAGCTTTTCGGCCGCGTCGACGTCCTGCTCCAGCGCCGTTTTCAGCCCCGCCGATGCCGATTCGAGCCGGATTTTCTTTTCAAGCGATACCAGGTATTCGTTGGTCGCCTTAGTCAGATCGGCGGTTTTGGCTTTCTGAAAATCCAGCCCCTGCACGATGTCGGGCGCAATCTGCTTCAGCCGGTCGTAAGCCTTGATCCGCTCCGATTCGGCGATGTTCTGATTCTTGATGACACCGACCAGTAGCTTGACCTCCGACGACTGTTCCCGGAATTTGGCCGATACGTCTTTGCCCGATTCGGCCAGAATCTGTTGCGCGTTCTTGATCTCCGTGACCTCTTCCCGGAACACGAAATAGGCCGTCAACAACGCGGCCAACGCCGTCGCCACAATGACGTACGGATTAGCCAGCAACACCGCGTTCAGCGTCGCCTGTGCTCTTGATAGCAATGAAGCTGCTGCCGCTTGCCGCAGTTGTGAAGCCGTCAGCGTTTCGCCCGCCAGTGCCGCCAGACTTTCCTGCACGGCCATCGTTTCGGTGATGATGATGTGGGCCGACTGGGCCACATCAGCCAATACGAGAGCCGCTTTGTAGGTGCCGTAGGTGGCAACCAGCACCTTCAGAATATCAATGACCTGCTGATAGTTTTCAAGTAATCCGGTAGCCCCTTTGATTGAGTCAGAGATGATCCCTTCGTTGGCCTTACCTATGTCGTTGAGTACTCTGTCGTAAGCATCGCCTAAGTTGCTTATCAGACCGGTAATTGATTTGCTCTGCGCTTCCTGTAGTCCGCCGAACATTGATCCTGATTTGGTAAGCGCATTGATAGCCTGCTCCACCTGAGGAAAACCCACTTTACCGGCTGAAACCAACTCATTAACCTTATCAACGCTAACGCCTAGTACATCGCTCAAACTGCTAAGCAATGGGACGCCGGCAGCCGTAAATTGCATAATGTCCCTGGCATACGCCCGGCCTTGGCTCTTCAGGGTGCCATAGATGTAGAGCAAATGGTTTAATTGGTCGCCTGTTCCCGCCGAGATGTCTCCTAACTTATTCAGCGTTGGAATAACCTGTTCCGCACTGAATCCGTAGGCCAGCAATTGTTTGGCTCCCTGCCCAACCTCCCTTAAACTAAAGGGAGTTTTCGCGGCCAACTTCGTTGATTTGGCTAGCAGTTCATCGGCCTTTTCCTTGTTGCCTAATAGGGTTCTATAGCTGATCTCCAGCGACTGGAATTCGCCACGGACACGGGCTATCTGAGCGGGCAAGCCAGCTAGCGACTGAAACGATAAATAACCTGCCGCTAGCTTACCAATACGGGCAAACTGTTGATCAATTAAGTTTGATTGATTAACAACGGTACTAGTCAGACCAAACATCTGACGCTCCATTCGCGTCAGCGAGTTGGTCCAGCCAGCCGTTTCGATGACGGCGTCATAGTGTAAGGGCGAGCCCATATTAGCCTAGAAAAGATTCGTCTATATGCTTGCAATATAAGCACTTTTGAGGAGGGGCTTCGTTTAGGTTGGAAAACAAAAAAGCCCGCCTGTATAAAGGCGGGCTTTACTTAACTAGATAGCTTAATTTCTATACGCTAAGTTCTGGGAAGGGTTTAAGGTAATTACCTCGGAGAAGCTGCTACCTGAATTTATCTCCTCCCCATATTGGTTGTACTCGGCTCGGCTCTGTACTTGCCCGATAAAGAAGCTTTGTGTGCCAGCAGGGACACTAACATTTCGATCAGCTTGCTGAGTACCACCTGCATCTCGACGCTGATATTTGTAATTTACAGTTGTCTGCTCCGTTGTGGACCTAAGGGTATTCCGTTGAGAGTTAGTATAGAATCGCACATACACATTGTATATATATTCCTGAACCGAGCCCTGTGACAAATCCGAAGCAATTTCATAGTAAGTTGATGCATATGGCCCAAAATACATCCGGGCAACCGTCTCAACATCGCCATTAGATAGCTGGGTATTCTGATTGGCGTACGAACTGCCATCGGCCCGACTTATTGTAGGACCATTGCCATTAGAAAAAGCAAATGGTGCATACATCATAATTGAGTTAAAGTCTAAATCGCCAAACTCAAACCCTTCTCCGAATGACAAATCAGGATACCTATTGAAGTTTACTCTGTTTTGTTGAAGATTCTGAATGTTATTCTCATTGATCCTCACGAAGTTATCTCGATCTGCCCTTTGATGTTCATGGAATAGACCTACAGCATGACCAATCTCATGAATAACCGCTCCTGTAGGGCAGCCCGTTGGATCAAGTTCTATCAACTGTTGACCGCCCCTCTTCCCTACAGCTGACTGGCAGACACCAGGAGAATTGACAAAACGTATAACATCGCTTTGGTTTGTTGCTTGAATAAACTGCAATCCCGTTCTACTTGCCCAATGATTTATCGCGTCAGTGACTCGCCCTGGATTAGAGAGATTGGGATCTATAGAGTAGTAAACAATTCCATTCGGCCAATATTGAAATAAATTACGGAGACCTGTACGCCCATTTGGGGTTCCCTCTAATTCCTTTTTCAGCCTAATTATATCCTCCTTAGAGAAAATCATATCGCCGATCAGGAATTCGTTTCCTTTCTTGTAGAAACTCATACTTCGCTTACCTGTACCAATTGTAACCTCCCCATCAGGTTGGTTAAAAATAGACACCTCAGGACTTACAACTACGTCATCAACCTGTCTGCTACAGGATGCGAACACAAAAATGCTGGACAATACTAAAAAGAGCTTTTTCATAACCTTTTCGTTATTGATTTGGCGATTTAAATAAACAGATTTCGAAATTGAAACATGATAAATACGACCAGCTACTCAAAAAAATTGTTATATTAATATATTAAATATAATTATTTTGTATATTTCAAAGTTTATTCGTTTACCAATTGAAGGATGTGTGTGATGTATTATTCATCACATATCCGTTTTAAACCAATTAGAGCAGATAAAATGATAATAATACTTAAGTATATACGCTAAGTGATAATTGGTTACTAGTCTTGCATTAAACGGAGATTAAAATTTTTGTGCATTGGGACCTGCGTTATAGATTAGTTTTTAGCATACTCCCAGCGGTAGCCAGCATGGGTAGTTTTGGGTAGAAATCCGCCCGATTTGCTTTCGCTGGGTCGTCTACCTGCACACGCGTATTTTATTCCGTTCCGGCCAACACCTAATTCTTGAATAATATCGGCTATGCAACCCCAAGTCTTAATTACCTCGCCAGTCGCTTCGTCAATCTGGTTTATTGCTCTTTTGGGGCTTCCGGCCCCATTATTGATTTTCGGCTTTGGTGGATTATGATTCAAATAATACCACCTGTAACCTGCATATACCCCATTTTCAAATAAGGTTCTTTTATCCCGCCTACTAAATCCACCCCCTCGGCAGGCGGTCAATAAACTCCCCTTACACAGGCCCAATTCAACTACTACTTCGGCAGAACAATCCCATACTCTTATTACGTCACCAGTGCTAGTATCTGCCTGAACTATGGGCTTTCTGTGCGTTGCAAGCCTAGCTAAATATGTATTTTCGCCCGGCTTCTGTCCCTTCCTTGTATCGGACAACATCTTTTTCGTTTCTTCCCGGTGCTGTCTACCCTGCCAAGGGTGCCCTATTTCCTGTCTTTGCTTTTTGAGGGCGGCTAGCCCGTTTCTCGTTTCCTCTGACCGCCTTTTACGGCCCTTTGTTGGATTACCAGCTATCACCGCTACGTTATATCCGTTATCTGACTTGTAGGATTGGTAGTGATCTAGATAGTGTTGCTCTCTGCTGTCTAATATCGCAGGGCTATCAACCCGCTCCACTATTTCAAAGACGAAATTCTCAAATCCGTATTTTTTCAAAGCCCTTACAAACAGTGTGTTCGCATTCATTCTTCGGTGCACACAATACCGCTTATAAATATTTTGGGCCTGCCCAATATAGACCTTACCATTGGTTAGGTTGGTGAATTTGTAAATGCCGGGAAAGTTGCAATCAGTTGGGACTATCATTTTCTGATTCTCATGGTTTTGGTATTCGCACACACAGGATACTACTATTAATCCACCAGACTTTACCCGGAAGCGAAGTCTGGTGGAGAACATATCAATCGCTATTCTTCGTTCGCCAACAGATACAGATGTTCCGCATACGCCAGCGCGTAGACCTTGTCGATCAGATCGTGCTGTTCGGCTACCAGTAACAAGCTCTCCCCTTTATTGCGGGGAAGCTTATGTATATCGATACCGTATAGAAAGCCCAGCCGAGTATAAACGCGCCCGTATACTTGGTGTCGGGCTTCTTTGGCCTGACTGGCGACGGTGGCGACTAGCTGAGCCGTTTGGGCGCGGACGGACACAGGCTTGGGAGCGGGGGTATGTGTCGGACTATTCACCGCGCACCTCTCCTTTCTTTGCGTCGGCTAGTTCATCCCGGTAGTAGAATATACTTTCGGAAACCGAGTGAAGCTCGTTGATCTCATCAATGAGCCGCAATGCTCCTTTCATTCGGCCTCTGCATGAATCGACTTCAAGATTGGGATTGGCGTTTTCTAACCAGAACGCTAATAGACTAGAAACAACCGTAATAGGGTGGGTATCATGACTTGACGCGACCATATTCGCTACGATGTCGTGCATCCTGTCGAGATCGCCCTGAATGTACCCGGCGTACTCTTCGATGTCCTGTTGCCGTTTGTCGGCTGAAAGGGGTGTTTGTAGGTCAGAAATGACCGCTGGCTCATTGGACGGGACATTATTGCCCTTACCCACGTACCTTTGTTCCGTGTTCATTTGATCTAACTGGTTAGGTGAACTACTGCCCCCTTTGCTTCGCCTGAGAAACTGAGCATTGGGGGTTTCTTATGTCTATACAGGGTGTCTACCGTTAGGCGGGGCAACCGGATTAGGGCCATATGCCGCCGTTTTCGTACCTGTTTAGCTTTACAAATATTGTAATACTTTACAAATAATGCAAGTTCGTAGGCAAATTTTTTACCGCTGACTTAGATCTATTTTTATGTCGAGGTTCATTGCGTCAGCGATCTTAAATAGTATATCGAAGGACATATTAAGTTTTCCGCTTTCGTATCTGGCAACCGCCGATTCTGATACGCCTATTTGTTCGCCCAACTCCTTTTGGGTAAGCCCTTGACGTATTCGTGCATCCTTAATAAGTTGACTTATGTGCTTCTTCAATTCTGTTGACATGGCGGTAAGGGGATGTGCAAAGCTAACATTTTGACTTTACAATTATGTAAAGTCACCTACCTATTGAGCAACCGGGCAACTGCCGCAGCCACCACTATCTTCGGCATAAGGAAGCCCCACCCAATATCGGGCAGGTCCTCTATAGTACCCACCGTAACTTATAAATAACTGACTGTAGGACGCACCGTTTCGTCCGGTGTCACTCATCTAGCAAAGGATCTTAAAAAAGTTGAGTATATATGTAACCTAGGACCGGCCTAGTTATCCCAATGGCATCAAAGTTGACTAGCTTTGACCATTACCGGTAAAACGGTCTCCCCGATGAAAGACGGTCGCCCTGCACAGGGTGGCCGTTGCTTTTTTAGGATACGGCAAGCAGCATGATAGGTCACAAATAGAAAGCCCCGCCAGCTGGCAAGGCATCTAGTACTTTCCGTAACTTGTAATTAGGTAAATAGACGCCGATCCGGTTATCTGGTCACAAAAGAAAACCCCGGTCATTGGCCGGGGCGTCTACGTATACAACCAATATGAACCTATACACCACTGGCCTAAAGAAAACGTCACCTAGCCAGGCGACGCTCTAGGGTATTCCAACTTGTAAATACATAATAGGGTTAGAACACGCTGAAAATCAATCCGCTTTATATTGTCTTCGTCAGTAAGGCAACGGCGCATAGGACACAAAAGAAAGCCCCCGTCCATCGAACAGGGGCTTTACTGCAAATACACATTAAAACTAAGTTGAAGCGAAAGATAAGTACTGCCGCTGAATGAGATACTAAACAAACCGATAACGAGCATCGCCCTTATAGCTACCAACTACTACTCAATTACAATCCCTGTACGTTGCGCTAGAGCAGGGGCGATTTCGTTGCCCTTACGACGGGATGCGGCAATACGGACCTTGTTGCGCATGGTTATCGCCAGAACACGTTTGTTTATAGTCTTACCCACCCAGCGGATATTCGCAATACCAGCGGCTGCAATGGCATAGGACTTATGGATTCGTATTAAGTCTGGCAACTGACTAGCTACCAGCATCAGTGTCTTGGCAACCATATGGTTGCGCCCATCTTTAAAATGAATGATGGTGTAATTGCCGCTACCTTCCAGGTAGAGGACACTAGTTGGATCAAAGGCGGGGATACCCGCTACTTTGACCGTACCGCTAATAGCTCCACGAAGGGCAGTGCGGTTGTCGCTATAGCTAGCTGAACGAGTTTCCATACTGTAACGTCGAATACTAAGTTTGACTAATTGATAAGTTCGTTTTAACAGATTCACTAATACTGAGACTCTAGTTACGCCTAACGTCACCAAACGTATTTGTTGATCTACCTATTATGAATCTGTTTTTAGTCTACTGAGTTTATAGATATATACGGCATTTTGCCGCTTACTGGTTTTATTAGCTTAGCCTAAATGTGTCTGCTCAGCGAGAAACGATACAGCGTCATTGTATGAATGCGACATGATTTTCTGGCCTACTACATACTTATGTAACTATTGTATCTACACGAATACGGCCAGCCGACGAATGATATACTATCTCATGTTAATGAAGGTGTGTTTGTTTTATGTCATGCAAAAGCATTTGAAAACATTTGAATGCATTTGAACAATCAACATAAAATGTATGTAATATTGGTATAGAATTGTACTTGGATTATGATCTTTCTGCTGACGCAAAAGGGGCAAAAAGCCCACTTATGTCGAAAACAGACGTATTTCAAGTGTGAGGATTATGATCTAGTTAAATCACAACTCTACCGGACTGAGTTATGAACACTGAATTGCTTCAAAATATTGGCATCGCGGCTGGGTCGGCTGGCATACTACTGTCGCTTGCGATGATGTTCGTGCGGCATCGAAAGCAAGAGGATAAGGAACGCGAACGCTATGTTCGTAGTAAAGAGGAAGAGCGCAGCCACAAAACATATACTTCTATCTTGTCTCCGCGCCCTAAAGTGTCGCACTAGATTAATATGGCAGACTCCAATAGTGAGCCTGGTAAGCAGTCAGATGGATGGAGAAGTGTTATAGCTGGGTCGGCAACAACAATCTTGATTGCTATCTTTCAATGGAGACTTGCAAAGAGTAGTTGGCTACAGGTTTCTTTACTACTTGCGCCTGCCTTTGGGCAACTAGTGGGATACATTATAGGGTGGCCAATACAGTATGCTTATGACTCATGGGACGTTTGGCGATACAACCAATCAATCAAGCGGCTACTCACCGAACGCGAACTAGCTAAGACAAAGCCTAGACGTAGGAGAGTAATTGACGACAATATTGAATGGTATCAGAAAAAGATATTTGAGTTGGAGTCAAAGTCAATAAACAGATAGCCCCGCCCCTCAACCCGGCGGGTTTTATTTTTCCCCTTCGTCAAACATCTGCCGTACGTGGTCTGGCATCTTAAACAGTGACCATTCGCTCTCTCTGGCGAGAAACACCTGAAACACCAGCGCGTTACGCTCCGCCTGGTGAGGATCAGCAATCTGCTTACCGTGCGTTATGTCGGCTACGATGTATGTAGGCCAGTCGAGCGGTGACGTGTCGTCTGCCCCCACCCCAACCCCCTCACCGTACCCGAACCGGGGCGGGTCGTTTACCTCAATGTCTGGGTGTATCTGCGTAGTCGATTGACGGTCGGGCCGGTCGAAGAGCAGGAAGCGGAGGATTTGGCGCATAACGGAAACAGATCAATACAACTGTACGAATTTACCGCCAGCTAAATATAGATCAATACTTCATACGAAGCGGCTATATTTATTTAAGCACGAAGCTAACCGTTAACACCTACAGACAAATGGCCTATCCCAACCACTCAGGAACTAAGTGTCCTAAATGCGAAAAAACTAGTTTTGAACTAGTAGAGGACTTTCCAACCAAAGGGGCTTTCCATATGTATTATATGCGATGTAGTTCATGTAAGACATTTTTACAGGCCACTCCTATTATTCATACAAACTCTTTATTAGATCAGATACTGGCGGAGCTAAATAAGATAAAAGCTAAGTTCGGCATCTACTGAAATTGCTCAATATGGATGAGAGAGTATGGAATGAAATGAGCCAAGCGAAGGAAAATGAGATATATATGTCCTTGTATAGTATCAGACAGAAAAAGCTGCTGAACTATTACAATGTCTTTATTACTATATCGGCATTTCTTGGTACGTTGAGTTGGAAAAGCTTTGAATACGGGCCAGTTATTGGCTCCTCAGTGGTTGTCATTGCTTCCTTACTGAAGCAGGTGCAGCAGTTTATCATTTTTGATGAGAACAAACTGTCGAAGCTGGTTACAATTCAAAACTTCTACGCCAAGTATTTCAACAAACTGGAGGCCCTATGGGAGGAACTTTGCAATAGCAGAATTTCCGACGAGGAGGCCGCCAAGGCTTTTTACATCATCAAGGACACAGAAAACGAGATCAATCTAGTCGTTAATGAAGTCATCGTCTATCGACCTAAGTCTTTACAGAAAGAGGCTAGTGAGGCGAAAGGCAACTACTTGCAATCAATTCACTGTTAATAAAAAAGACAATGGCAAAGGAACAACGCCCCACTCCACCACCCAAACCTACTCCACCACCAAGACCTACTCCGCCCCCTCCAGCTAGAAGAGACGACGGTGGAGGCAAAAGCAATAACTTGCCAATTACCACCCCTCCGCCAATACCGCCAAGAAAGAAGTAATGTTTGATAAGAAGCTCCGGCAGCATGCCAACCCCTTGCAATGCAGGAAGCCAGGCCTAGAATACAAAAGTCTGGCCCTTATAACGGGGTCAGACTTCACTCTTCGCTGGGGTACAATTTACATCTGTACCCTTATTAATGCATGAAATATAAGCTTTCTTTAGAAGTGACTGAAACAAATGAAAAGTCCCGCTAAGGCATTATGCCGTATCTTTTACTTGTTATCAAACAAGACAACAAGTATTCAACTTAATTCTATTATTTCGGCTCCGTCATGTAACCTTTGTAACTCATCTGTCCAGATTTTTTCTCTGATCATAGCCTCTTTAATAATCCTATAACTGTCGTCCCCTAGCATTTCAGTAGCCGCTGTCGCACTATATTCACTTTCAGGTTGACATTCGGAAAGTAAATTTTTTATTCCGTTATTTAATTCTCTCTTAAAATTTAACTTTTCGTTACCTGTTGGCTCCTTTATATAATCATCTTTTACTTTAACTAACTTTTCTAACTCCTCATGTAGATGATAACCTATATCTGCTCTCACATTGACTAATCTCGCTCTATTATTTGTATCTGTTACCTTTATTGTCATTTTACCCAAAACACTACCATTACGAGGATACATGCGATATGCCCTAATCACTATGTGCTCTTTTGGATTAATGACTGTTGGGTCGATAATGGGGTCAGTTACAGTATCGTGCTCTCCCTTCTGACCGTTACAATGCCTACATGATGGCAGCAAATTAGACCAAACTACAACCAAGTCAGGATATAGTAATTTTGGCTTAAAATGTTCAACTTCGAGATAATTACTTTCTTTTCCAAGTTTACATTCGCAGTAGCAGCACTTGTTATTAGACATGTCAGATAAACCCTTAGTTATATATAACTTGCCCCATACACTTGATCCGGAAACTTTAAAAGTATTGGTTAGTTTTTCGACTTTCTTGTCTGTTAATTCGGCGGGCTTAGCAATTCTAGAAAACTTAATCATAGTTTAATTAGATGTAGACATAGTGGACATTTGTATTTTCAAGATTTTACGTTGACCACTGTCCGGCGGCAAAATCGCATCCAGTTTTTCGTACGCAGCCTTTGCATTTTCAATATTATCTTCGTCTAAAGCTTTGTCAAAATCAGCCATTAATGTAAGATACATATCGGAAAATGTGTTATCCTCTAACCCCATCAACTCAGACATTATTTCCTCTACAGACCAACCAAGATAGCTATCAATTTGAGGCTGTAGCATCACTACAGAATCTTGTTCTCTTTTTAACAAAATTAAATTTAAGTTATCAGCTGATTGAATAATTAATGGACTATGCGTGGTCACTATAAACTGAACGTTTGGAAAGTATTCAGTCAAGTACTGTGTTATTCTTCGTTGCCAAGATGGATGCAAATGCAAGTCTAATTCATCTATTAGTACTATTGCTGGCATACTTAGCGGTTTCTCGAACTCACTATAATGATCTAGCATTCTTTTAACTAGATCGAAAATCCAAGCTATCGAAGCTTTGTATCCATAACCTAGTTCGTTAATAGTGTTCCATCCATAAGGTGTATGAAATTCTACATAGCTTATTATACCAAAAGATTCTTTTCTTGAGATAAATCTAAAATTATCAACATCAGGCAAAATTCCGCTAGTTAGAATTTCTTTTGCTTTTTTCATTATTTCATCAGCTTCCACGACATTACTTTTCATCGCATAATCTGTTTGTATAAGCCAATCTTCTACATTTATAAAATTATTTTCGTTATTTATAAGATTAGTCAAATGATCAGCATCTCTACTAGGAGGCACAAACGAATTGTTTGGCGTTCTATTAACTCCATAACCAACTACCAAAAGTGAACTGTTTTTAGGAATACTTGCTCTAAATTCTTCTTCATCTAAATTAATTAATAAGTCAGCATTAATACTTTCTATAATGTCTTTTGAGTTTAATCTAGTTGGTATATAGTGCCCATCGGCTATTTTATCTAATGTTTCTTCCCTATACATAGTAGTTAACGCCACATCTCCTAAGTTTTTAATTTTTTCTAATACAATAGTTCTAACATCTTTAACTATTTTACTAGAAACGCCTTCTTTTAATGCATCACGGTTGACTTTATTTTTGCTTAAGTAGTCTTTGATTTCTTTCGCTGCCCAAGCTTCAAGCGCCGCATCCGCACTTCTCAATGTCGCTTCATTTTGCAATAAAGATTTTGCGATGGACTTTAATAATCGAGTTTTTCCTGTATTGTTATTGCCGATAATTATCGTCCATTGTGCAGGAAAAATTCGTTCGCCTTTAGCCCAAAAAACTATGTTTTGACCGTCTCTAAAAGGTTTGATACCTTTCACGCTCAAGGCTGATACGAATACAGATGATAATTTATTACTTTCCATTACACAAAGGTTTGATAGTCAACTTATTGCCTTTGACAAATCATGTTTCATCAGCAAAGTTAATCAGGTGAATATGATGACAACTACACATCAGGGCAAACTAATGATCAAAAGGGCTTTTTAAGCTTAATTGAACTGTACAAACAGCGTGTATTACCTCGCTTAAGCGTTTGAACCTCAAGCTACTTACCGACCCTGACCTGCTCTGATAGGTCGCCAGATACACCGAGGTGACAATCCAAACAAAATTTAGTGTCACCTAGTTTGGGTTACCTAATCCATAAAAAAAGCGCCCGATACATATCGGGCGCTCATCAATTGGGTGTCTGGGGAAGGTTCGACCTTCGTGGGGTCCATCCGGAGCCAGTGCTGGTGTGTATTGCAGAAGTGTGACCCAGAGCGATGTATTTACAGTACCGTAACCACCACACTAACTGCCTTTACTACAATGTTTGTTGCCATATTCTTAAACTGTTTGAAAAAGTTGAACTTGTGTGCCATTAACTCTACCGCCAACCTAGTAAACAATCCGTTAAACACGGCACTCGCAAAGTCACCACCAACTACTGAATTCCAAATAAGGGTCTTAAATGTTTTTGCTCAGTGATTGAGTCGCACCGGGTAAGGGTTGAAATTGACCGAAAAGTTCCCGGTTACAACTACATACCGCATCGTAGGAAAGTGGTCCGGCCATGTTACATCTTTGAGAGTATGTCCGCTACCGTTTCAGGGGTTGCGGAAACAGATAGCAGCAACGATCAGGCTATCCTTCAAAATGCTTGTAATATAAGCATTTCTGAGCAGTAGAATCGTGAGTGCCTCAACCAGCCCACTACCACTATTCGTAAAAAAGCTGGTAATGTGCGGCCCACTAACCTACGGAACAAATCTTTACAAATAACTTCTGAAATAATATGCTAAACTGAAATCAGGTTTCAGCTAACAATTGTTGATATTTTTTAAATAGATTCACAACTATTGTATCAATTAAAATTAATATAGCGAACCGCACAAAGTAGTTATCATATTTAAAGTCAGCAATATGCAAGCTTTTGAATGAAGGAAGATTTTCTTGATAGGATAAGGTATTGTGAGCACATCGATTTCTGTGTTTGTACAATAACAAGTATCGTTTTTTTAATTCGTCATTAAAGAGATTATTTGAAGCAAATTGATTAGCGGGAATAATTTGATTATCTTGAGTAAACGCTAAGTAAGCTGGCTCTGCCCATGTGGCAAGGTTTGAACCCTCAAATAAATCTCTAATATCCCTCATAATCTCTTGTGAAATTAATGAACGATCTAAATATGCACTAAGATTAAAATCATCTTGAAGCTCGTTAATTGCAGAAATCAAATCCCGATAGACTTCGTTTTTATCATCATAGTTTGAGCATTCTCCAGGTTTCTTCTTTGTATAACGAGCATATCGATATTCATAATTGTCCGTAGCCAGTTCCCAGCAAATGCATTTCATCTTTTGCTCTTGGGCACCAGTTAACTTAAGAAATACAGACTGAAAGGTATATTCGCTTAACGAATATGTCTCGATACCACTTCCAATTCCATTATTTGCAGATACAAACTCTTTGAGAATATTAAAATTTGGAGCCAGTATGAAGTCAGTATGTTTACTCATTGGTGTATTGATCATATATTTCAATTGAACTATCCATCCTTGCTCGTAAATATTTCAAAGCACTTGGTGCTCTTCGGTGGCCATAATCACCTCTAAACGTACTCATGGCGTCTTGCAATCGTATAGTCAATTCATCCTTTCTTGCAATGTCGATAGTTTTGTTTTCAAAAAGCACATAATATATCAACCCAAACATGTACAAATCAGCATCGATAATCGAATGGAATTGTTTATGAATTTCAAGATCATTTAATAATGTACGTAAGCGCCCTAATTGTGTATTATAATTTCCCTGCGGAAAAATGACTGAAAAATCTTTAAACAAATCTGAATGATCGTCATTAGCAACAGAGTGAATGTACTCTTCGTAATACTTTTCCATATTTGACTTAAAACCTCTAGCTACGCCTGCACTGTTGCTATTTATAGCGTATTGAGATAAGAGCGACGTATACCTTAGGAAATCAATTTTACTGTCAACGTTTGAGCTTCTTAGAACATAGTCACTCATAAAAAGTGGATCGAAAAATTCTTTACGTTCTCTATTCAAGAAGTATAGCGACGCACGACTTTCCATTGCTAGTAAAGCCACTCCTTGAATATTTATATTTCTAAATACGGAAGAATAGTATTTCTGCTGTATTCTTTGATCATGTACATTTGGCACTAAATAAGAAAATCCGAGAAATGTACTTTTTAAAAAGTCTTCATCTATTTCGTAATTCACTTGTCTATAGTTGTCTGTAACTACTCTACTAAGTATTTCTTCTTTAGTTCTTCCCTTCTCGGCAAGTTTTCTAAAATCCCAATCTAAGATATTATCAAGCTGATCCTCATCATCTAGCTCGTCATCATTATCGTTACCTATCTGAGCCAAGGTATTTCTAAAAAAATCTTTATCAGGATAGAGGCTCAAATGTGCCAAAAGTATACTAGTCAAACGTTGCTGACCATCTAAAATCAAATTTTGAGTAGTACCATTTTCATAAAACGCTCCGATTGTTATTGGAGGCACAAACTCCTTTGCCTTAAGTGTTTCTATAAGTTTAATAACTTTCGTTTTATCCCAAACAAAGAACCTCTGATATTCAGGAAGCACTATATTACCTTTGAGCATAAGGTCTATCCAATGTCGGGTAGTGGCCTAACTGCGTTGAATAGAGTATCTTTGTGAATGGTCTTAGAAGCAGTCACCTGTAAGCATTGTGGGCAAACCCAACACGTCAAACGCTATGGCACTACCCGCGCTGGTACCCA